GGAGCCGCAGGATATGCATATCTTCATGTATGCGAGTTCGGCATGCACAAGATCATCGACTCGTCCATGTGCCCATGGTTTCCAACTGGGCGGCGCGACATCCAGACTCTGCGCCGTATGCTTTCTAACTCTCTCGAACTCCTCGGGAGTGTATCGCTCAAGATTCATCCGCACGCGCTGCTCAAGGTAAATTCTCGTTGCTTCGTCCATCTCTCACCTCGCAAGCGGATGATGCCCAATGCGGGCGTACCAATCTGATATTATGAAATCCTGCAACTCGCCCGGGTTCGTGAACTTCAAGGCGCGGTGCTCTCGCTCGGGCGAATACTCTTCGCCATGCAGCACGACCGCGTAGAAGCTGCCGTAGTTGCGCACGTTGAGTAGTTGGCCCTTGGTCCAATCGGAGGGCGGCTCATTCGGCGCGCGCGGGACTTCGACCATCTCTGCTGATTCAGCCATTTCGACGGCTTCCCGCTCGCGCTCCGCCGCGCATGCTTTCTTCGGTCTAGGTCTTCCTGCTGGCCATTCCATTATGACGCCACTCCTGTGATTGCATGAACGGCCAGCGGCTCTTGCCGCCAGCGCAGGATGCCGAAGTTGACCCAACCGGGCACGCGAATGACCATTTGCTGAGAGATCGGCTGACGGCGTGCGCCCTCAAACAGACGGACCGTAACTGGCAGGTCGATGCCATAGAGTTCTTTCATGTCCGCTGCTCCACAATGCCTGACACATCCGCCTCACGACACAGCAAATGCGGCTTACTGCCCCACAGCACGGTCTGGAAGCTGTAGCCCGCCATGCGCCCGTCGATCTTCACCGCGCCCAGCTCGACGATATCTCCCGGCTTGATCTGCGTGGGCTGGAACGTCTTGCTGCGCCACATCTTGGTCCGCTTGCTCTTCTCGGGATGGTCGTAGCAAAGCGGATAATGGCCCGGTCCTACGGCCTTCACCAGACCGCGCAAGGGCTTCGTGTGCTCGATCACGGCCAGCACCTCAGAATGCTCGACATCGAGCGGCTCGACGACCAGGTAGTCGTGCATGGGCTTGATCTGAGCGTCCGGCTCAATGTAGGTGACCGAGTCGTAGCTCAGTTCGCCGCCGGTCCAGTCGGTCTTGAGGTTCACGCCCATCGAATCCCCCATTGGCGACAGTAGCGCTCGATGCCCCGGATCGAATCGAACGCAATTTCATGGCCGGCATGGTTCTGGGTTGGGAAGAATCTGATAACCCAACCATCGCGCTCTGCGAAGATGTGCGGCTTCCGATGCGGTTCCGGAAAATAGCTAAGAGCCATCTCAATTCCTCTTGCGCGAGTAGTTCGGCTCTTTCGCCGTCTTGCCCGGCGTCGCCCCCTTCTTCTCGGTGACATGTCCTGCCTCGGGCTTCTTGCTGCCGCCCGCGCTCTGATCTTCAGACTTCATGTTGTCGGCTTTGTGCGTGATGCCGCCCTTCGACAGGACCGTTTCGAGCATATTGGCGTGCTCCTGATGCATCTCCACCACTGCCTTCTTGCGATCCTCGTCGGCATGGATCTCGGCAACCTTGCCCAGCGCGCGGAAGTCGTCCTCAGCCTGCCAGCGGCGGCGCTGCTCTTTCTCTTCCTTCGTTTCCTGCGGGCGGCCCATTGTGTCACGAGGCATGATCGCTGCTCCCTTTCATAATGTAATCTTTGATCAAAGCTTGAATGTAAGCGGACATGGCTAGGAGTACCGTGCCAAGTTCCATCGGCTCCCCAAAGACATTGTTGCAGATCTCCACGTGGACCGAATCATCGCTAAATTGCAATGGCTCATGTTTGTCCTCTGGGACGAAAGCAATCAACAGGGAATATGCGCGAGGCATGTCACTTCCCCTTGGGCTTGTTGCAATCGTTGCAGGCATCCGGCGACTTGCGGACAGCACCCGATTGCTGGCCCTGTGACTGGCCGTTCGAGTTGAAATGCCCGCTGGGCGCGCGAACGTTGGCGTTCGGCTGGGTGGGACGCTGGCTGATCTGCTTAGGCATGACGACGCTCCTTGCGTGACTGCTCCTTGGCCTCTGCGTAACCGACCGCGAGCCGCTGGCGCTTGTTGGGGAATTTCTTCTCTTCGTGCTTGTTGCTTACGAAGCGTGAGATGAAGTCGGAGAGCTTCTCGCCCTCTTTGCGTGCTGGCATGATGCTCTCCTTGGGATGGCGACGTAATACTACATTTAATGCCGGTTAGCAAGCTTGATGATCGGCCACAGCAGAAGCAGGCTGAAGGGCAGCACCAGCATGGGGCTGAGCGTGAAGGCCATCCATGCGATCAGTGCGATGAGGACAAGCCAAAAATAGGTCATGATTCGACTCCTTTGATTGTCGCCAGCCATAACACCGCAATCAGCAGCGCGCCCGAGAGCGCACCGAGGAAGAATCCAGTTGCGAACGTCATAGCCACTTCTCGATCGCGTCGAGCTCTGTGTGAATGTCGGCCACGACCGACTGCTCAAAGCCGCGCACGCTCAGATGGTGCTTGACCGCTGCGATGTGCCCCTTGATCGCGCTAGCGGCCGAACTTGCGGCGCTGCTCGCGGTGCCAGTAGGCGTGGATGCAGGCGGCGCAGCGGACGGCGTGGCGGGTTGCTCGACCGCAGCGGGCGCAGCGTTTGGGGCAGGCTCCGTGCTGCTCGGCGCGGCATCAGCGGTGGCGGCAGAAGCATCCGAACCAGCGGGTGTCGCAACCGCACCAGCGGCAACACCGCCCTCCCCCGGCTGCGCGACCGCCGGCGCGTCGGGATGCATAAGATGCTCGACCTTCTCGGCCAGGTCATGCACGCCCTCTTCAAGGCGTTCGAGGATGGTCGGCTCGGCCGTTTTCTGCTCGGCTTCGATCTTTGCTGCTGCTTCGGCTACTGGGTCAGTCATGGTGATGCTCCTAGATGCGGGTGTTTTTGGTCAGTCGGATAATGTCATCGCGCGTAGCATAGAGGCGCGCGATCAAGGCATCCAAAGCTGTTATTGCAGGTACATCCGATGGCAGTCCCGTGCTATTGCAAGCCTCACCAACAGATTCCGGTATTGTTACTGGAAACAGCACGTCGCGCAGAATGGCGATGCTATCCTGCAGCGCTCCCATTGCCGCGTGCGCCGTCTCTATAAGGTCCATGACGCCGGCGGGTGCAGGTGGCTTCGCTGTCGTATTTAACTGGTTCGCTTGTTGCGGGACCTTCAAACAGGCATCTTTCGCCTGACAAAATTGCCGCCCTTCGTAATACTCAGTCATTTCCTTCTCCTTGGGTTGGTACTGCGTTAAATCAGATGTCGCTGCGCATGTGCGCCGCAACCTGGGTGGTAAGCAAGTTTCGCTTGCTTGTAGGCTGCATGCGCTTCCTCGGCGGTGGCGAAGTAGCCAAGGTGCATGCACTTCCCGGCCACGCGAATCAGCGCCTTGTAGCGGTTCCGCACGCGATATGCGCCGGGCAAGCCGGAAGTTCGGCTTCCTCGTGCTGGAACGTTCTGCATGTTCCTCTGATGCGTGCCATCGCGCAGGTTCAACCACCGATTGTTGGACCTGTCGCCATCGTCGTGATCAATCTCACCTTGAGGCAGTTCGCCGGTCATGTAGAGCCAGATGAGGCGGTGCCCGAACTCTCGAACCCCTTCGATTCGCACGTCGAGATAGCCCTCTGAATTCCAGCTTCCGGCAACCTGTCCGGCCTGAGCCCGAGCGGCGCGAGTAATGCGATTGGTCAATGCGCCCGTCTCGGGGTCGTAGTGAAGCAATTCGCGCACGCGTTCAGCTGTCAGTTTCATGCGAGTGCCCTTTGAGCCCAGCGGGCGATAAGCGCCGCATCAGCCCGGCCGTCATCTTTGGCGCGGGCAAACAGATCCATGCCGAAGAGATGGCGAGCGATGCGGAGAGACTGCTGTTTCGTCGTCTCCGATGGGGTGGCCTTCACCCCATACCATTTCTGCCACTCGCGAGGCGTCACGAAGGCCACATCGAAGCCGCTGAGCTCGCACACGGTGCAGATGACGGCCTTGGTGGCTTCAAGCGAGCCCATGGTCTGCACTGAGCCGCCGGCGAACGTATTGAGCGCCTCCATGACGACGATTGCCGCCTGGTCAGCCGGTATCAGCTTGCGTAGCACATCGCGCAATGCCTTCGGATCAATCTCGTTTTTCACCTTTCCGTTTCCTTTCTTCGAACGGATTGGCATGTCTTCGACCGCGCGCAGGCTGTCCTCGTCGATGGCGGCGATTGCGCCTCGGATGCCCGGATCTATGCCGATGGTCAGCATTGCGACTGCTCCTCGGAATCTCCAATGCCATTTAAACGTGTGGATACCGGTTCCATTTGGCTCGACGCGGTCTGGTTGATGGTCCGGTATGCGCGCACGCGCGCGGGCGTCGTGGTGGTCGTCATTGCCGTGGCTCCGTGTAGTCGGTAGGCGCGCTTTCAGGTCCAATGACCGGCGCGCCGTGGATAGTTTGCTGAGTGCCAATCTCGCGCATCAGCAGGATCAGTCCGTTTTCGAGCTGGGCGTCAGCGCGGCCTTCGCGGCGTGCGAGCACGATCCGGTCAACGGTGGCTTTCTGCTGATGCAGCATGGCTGTGACGGCGTCGTTCTGGCCCGGGCTGGCATTGTGGTGACATGGGCAGTACCACTTGCCCGAGACACCGTAGACGCCGAACATTGGGCAGCCGTAGGCGGCGCAGAACTCCGAGGTTTGCTCACTCATGGGCTTCACCGCGTTTGGCGATTGATGCAGTGAGCTGGCGCAGGCGGGCGATATTTTCCTGAGCCAGCCCGGCGTCATAAGCGTTATCCGGCGCGCATAGGGACGGCACAGCCACCCTTACCGCTTCGATCTGCAGGTGACCAGCACGCACCGCCTCAAGCGCAGCGGCTTCGCGACGCGACGCATCGTGGCCGTACGACATGAACCAGACGGCCTTGCGCCCGGCCGCACGCGCTGCCTCGAGCAGCCGGTTGTACTTCGAAGTGAACGCATTGCGCGCGCCGAATTCGTCGTTATCGACGTTGGATGCGATCGCGAAGGCCTCGGCCATCTCCTGCGTCCAGCAAACCGTCTCAGCCTCATCGCGCGAGCGCACAGCGATTGCCCACGCTTCGCTGGCATCTGGCCGTCCGTCTTTCGACGCGTCGCCTTGCAGGTGCGCGATCAGATCCGCAGGCTTCGGCGGGTACTGACCGCGCTGCGGATCGCTGATGTGCGCCGAGAACGCCTTGCGCACCTCGGCCAGCGAGTACTTGCCCAACGCAGCGAAGAACAGCGAACGCGCGTCAGCAGTCAGCGACTTGCTGTGCAGCGAATACGCGGCGTCGAGCACGCGTGCGAAGTTGTCGAAATCCTCAGGCTGCATGGTCGACCTCCGATCCGAAAAGCAGTTGCTTGGCCTTGGCGTTCTCGCGTTCGTTGAACGCCTCTCGCGATTGCGCGGAGCCCGGCGAATCGCGCGCAGCCCTCACCTCGAACAAGCCGCGCCACGAATTCAGGGTCGATTGCTCAAGCACGGCACGTGGTCGGTGGCCGGCCTGCATGAGCTTTTCGAGTTTGGTCACAGCGAGCTTCACAGCGTCATCGGTCAGCGGCGCCTTGATTTTTTTCCGCATTGCGACAAACGCAGTCCATGCGTCCTCGGGAATCCACTCGGGCAACTTGACGACGCCGCGCGACGAACTTTTCGGATTCGCCTCGCGCGTGTTTTTCGGCTCCGGCTCCGGCTCCGGCTCCGGCTCCGGCTCCGGCTCTGGCTCTGGCTCTGGCTCTGGCTCTGGTTTTCGATACCCTTTGGCACTGGTATCGAAAGGGTTCGGGAAGGGTTTGAATTCGGCCAACTTATCCACAGAAAAACGAGGCTCGAACTCGGCTATAACGCCCGCCAGTATTGCCTTCACGTTGCTGCTGCCCGGAATTTGAGCAAAGAGCTTTTCAGAGGCACGCACCACATTGGGGTTCTCGGGCTGGTTCCACTTCAAAAACTTGTGGATAACTACCCATTCGGAACCCTTATCGAACGTTAGCCATACCCTTTGGGTAAGCTTTTCGAACCCTTCGAGAACCCTTTCCAAAGGCCACTTAAGGTCGTCAGAAACGTAGGCCAAGGGCACGCGAAAACATCCCAGCATGTTCGAATGTGGGCTCGTCAAAAGATAGGCGGCGAGTGTTCGGCCGTCTTCGCCAGCGTCGCGAATATCCTGGCTAGTCCAGAATGACGAATGGATTTTTCCGTATTCACGCATGGCGTGTCTCGCGTGAAGTGAGGGGATTCGGGAGGTCAGCCATGCACGCCCCCGGTCGCATCGACGACTACGCAGCAGTCCCCATCGGCTCTCAGCGGGCCCACGCTGGCAATCTCGGACGCATATCCAAAGTCGCGCGGCTCGCTGCGATCAGGAAATTCGATAAACACGCGATGATGAGGAGGGAATTTCCCCAATTCCTCAATGAGCTCGCCGACAGTCATTGCTTTACCTCACACGCCGCGAACAATACCGATCGCGCAGATCGCGATCAGGCCGAGCATATAACACGCGATGAACAGGCTCATGCTGTCTCCGTTTCTGTCTGAGCTGCACGCTTTGCCTGCGCACGCAGGGCTTTTGCCATAAATTTGCGATGGCATTCTTTCAGAGCGTCCATGCGCACAAACGAGATTTCCTGATTATGCCCCAAGAAAAGTCTCGAAATAGTCGCCTTGTGAATGCCAGTCTCCTTGGATACGTCGATCTGGCGGAACCCGGCGCGCACCAGCTCGCTAACCATTTCCTGCGGTGTTTTCATCATGCTCTCCGTTTCAGATGTGCCAACTGTAGCCCACAACTGCCAGAAAAGCAATCTCGGAAAATCTACAAAATACTCTTGACGAGTCTCATGGCAGAGACTATGATCCACTTCATCGAGGTGCCAAACATTCCCAAGGAGTATTCGCAATGATGATCACACTTGAAGCCATCGAGGCTGAGCACGCAAAGGTCAGCGAGATGATCGCCACATTCAAGCAACAAGCTCTTACAACAAAATATGCGGTCCCAGCCGCCATCATCACGCTCGCGCCCGGGGAACATTACGCAGGCATTGTGCTGGATGGCAAAGGCGATCCGGCACATCACCTGATTTTGCTCGCTGGCGACAACGACGGTTTGAGCTGGGCCGATGCGAAGTCGTGGGCGGCTCAGCGAGGTGGTGAATTGCCCAAACGATGCGAACACTCTCTCTTGTTTGCCAACCTGAAAAATGAATTTAGGAACGCTTGGTATTGGTGTGCAGAGGAGTATGAAGAGAATCGCGCATATGCCTGGTTTCAGGGATTCGGCGGTAGTCAAGGCTATGATCATAAGGGCGCCGGCTATTGTTTTTCGCGTGCCATCCGCAGAGTGATTATTGAATAGTTCATCCCATCGCAGCACCAAACAACCAGAGAGGCATCAAATGAAAAAGACCTGGATCACCGATGACAACGGCAATCGCTGCTCAGTGGAATATTTTGGCTCGAAAGAAGCAGCACGCGAAGCATTGCGCTCGCTTAAGAACTGCTCGGACTGCTCGGACTGCTCGTACTGCTCGG